AGCGGTGAGTTGGGGTACTCGTGCCAACCTCGCGGCACGTCAGGCCGGTCGTCCCAGTCCGCCAGCGTGTCCTCGCTCGGAGCGATCGACCAATTGCCCGACCACTCACCGATCGGCACGTTGACGCCGTAGTTGATGGCGTTGCCCGCGAGGATGGTGTCTTGACACTCGACCGTCCCGCCGTTGATTCCGTGGCTCGATGAGTCGCGGATCAAGGTACGGATCAACCGCAGCCGACCGACTTGATGGACCGCATAAATCGCGTGGCTAAATATATTCCGAGGGTGGACGGCATCACGCCAACCCGACCCGTCGATGTAGCTGTCGATTAGGACCAGTTCATCAATGCCCTCGCCGTAGATGCCTTGCGCCCGCTGATCGTGCGGGCTGCCTTGCTCGGCGTTGTAGATGTTTTTGATCCGCACACGCTCCAAGGTGACTCGCTTAATGCGGGCCTTGGTGTCGTCGGTGCGATGGATGGTTATCGCCTGCGCGAGCGTGTCGAACTCGCAGTCGCGGATCGTGATCGTCTCGACCGCGCCGGTGATGCGAACGCCAAGCCCCCCGGAAGCCAAGCCGGGTACGCCGGCCGTCGAAAACCGCTTGCCTTCGATCAAGACGTGAGCCGGGTCGCTCTTGTGCTGGAAGTAGCCCGCCGTGTCCGGCTCGCCAACGGGCTGGCTCACCGCCACCACCCCCAGCATCAGCACCGTCAAGACCGCCAGCAAGACCACCTGCCACCCCGTGTCGCTGATGCGGCTCGTCACGTCTTCAAAGGCTCGTCGAATCTTTTTCAATGACATCTCAAAGTCCCTTTTGTTAAACAACCAAAACATCCGGCGACGCCGTCCACGACAGCGTCGCCTCGTTGGGGTTGGCCGTGGCCGCCAGCGGCAGCGTGGTTACGCCGCGCGGGTGATCCGCGATCTCCCCGAAAGTTTCAAACACCGGCGAGACGTTTCCCGCCGCGTCGCGCACCGTCGCGCCCACCGCAAACACGCCGCAGCCTCCAGCGGGTCGGTGCGACGCCGACAGCTCCACGATCGCAGCCGGATCGGCGTCGGCCAACGACCCGACGACTTGTTCGAGCAGCACCTGCCCACCGCTCGGCGTCGAGTTAGCCAGGCTAAGCCCGGCGGCCGAGCCGACGCGCAGCTGCAAGACGTCGTCGGTTTCGTGGTCCGCATCGAGCGTCACGTTAAGGGTGATAATCGCCATCAGCGCTGCCCCCCAATCCGCGAGCGGTCGCTAAGGTCCAGCCGCACGCCCTGCCGCCCCTCGGGCGAGAGCGTGACGTGGATCCCCACGATCGACGGCCGGCGGGGGTCGTTGGCCCCGAGCGCAAAATTAAAGTTGCGGCCCGCGAGTTGGCTCACGCGGTCGCCCAGCGTCCACAAGTGGAAATCCATATTCCACGTCTCGGCCGAGGCCGCGAGCGTGGCGGTTTCGCGGGCGTCGCGGGCACGCTCGGCGACGTCCAGCGGCGGCAGACGCTCGGCGTCTGCGCCGCTGCCCCAGCCCTGAACCTGCACCAGGTCGTTGGTCTCGTTGAGCAAGCTCCCGGGGGCCGCCCAGACCTCTTCGGCCGGCGTGCGGGTCATCGCTCGGCGGGGGTAGACCGAACCGGACGAGGCTTGCCGTGGGGCGATCGCCAGCGCCGCGTGGTCCGCCGACACGCAGCACGTCACCCGCACCGCGAACTGCGGGTCGTCCGACTCGGGGAACATCAGCCCCCACCAGCTTTCATCGAGCGTCGGCACCGAGTCATCGCGGAGGCTTGCGACGCTGACTTTGCTTAGGTCGTCGATGTGTAGGATCACGCCGCACTGCTGCCGCATCGTGGTGACCGCGATGGGCACGACCGACCAGCTGCCGCCGCCGTCTTCGGAGACTTCGACGATGTAGTCCACCCCCGCCGCCTGCGACGCGGCACGCTTGATCGGTAGCAGGTGCCGCAGCCGCCGGGTCCAGACGATCGGGTCGGCGACGCCGTTGGCCTGCCGGTCGGCGGCGAGGGTGCCGCCGTCGAGGTCCAGCGCTGCGACCCAGTCAAAGCCGCCGTCGTCGTGTTGGTACGGCCCGCTGTCGTAGCCCAGCGGCTCGAACTCGCCGGTGCAGTCCACGCCCCACGCTCGGCCGACTTGGCGGTAATCGCCGTAGTTGTCGCCGCCCGAGACGTGCCGCAGGGCGTAGTCGGGTTCGGTTACGTCCTCGGTCGCGTCGTCGGGCAGCCACAGCGGCCGCAGCTCGACGGCCGCCTCGATGTAGCTGCGGCCAACGGTCATCACCTCGTTGCGGACGCGCGAGGCGTCGAGCACGCCCCGGATGCGCGAGATCGAGTTGTTGCGGAGGATCTCCGCGTGGTCCTGCCCAAGGGTGCCGCGCGGCTGCAAGCGGAAGAACGCCTCGGGTCCGCCGCCGCTGCGGTTGATTGAGAGGACGTAGAGCCGGTCGTACTGCGCGAGCAGGCCGTAGTGCGGCATGACCTGCATCTCAAAGCCCGCCGCGTCGCACACCGCGTCCACGGCCTCGAGTACGCCCAGGCCGTGGACGTTGACCTCGGGCAGCACGCTGGCGAGGCCGTCCCACCGCACGCCCCCCGGCGGGCTCACCAGCGCCGAAAGCGTTTCGGCGTCGAGCGAAAAGCCGCGCGGCAGCGACGCCGCCGTCGTGGGGCCGAAACCCCACATCATCAAGATCGACGCGATGGCTTGGCCTACGGTCCAGTACTTGCCCGCCGCGTCGTCGTCGTGCGTGAACACCGGGGCGGTGAGGGTCTTGCCGCCGCCCACCGAAGACGACGCCTCGGCGGCGCTCATGTTCGGACGCCCCCGGAAGTTGAAGACCGCTGGGAGGTCCATGGACTCGACCACGGCCGGGGTGACCGACGCCGCCGTCGGGTCGGCCGCGACCCACCGGCCACGGATCAGGTGCTCGGGGGCGACGTTGTCCAGCACCGGCAGCGGCACCCCAATAAAATCCATGCGCTCTTCTTCGCGCATCCCCGTGGCCATCCCCACCTCGAAGGGGATGCGATCGAAGACGCCCTCGAAGACGGTGAGCCACTCGGTCGACGCGGGGAGGTCGCTGCCGAGCACCTCGTGGTCGATCGGCGGCACCACCACCCGCACCAAGTCATCGGTCGTGTACCGCTGGCCGACGATCTTCTCGAAGGAGGGCAGCGTCCCATCGGTCGGTATAAAATCAAACGCCGCGCGACCCACCGCCGCGCCGCTGACCATGGAGAAGCCCCGGCACCGAAGCGACCAGTCGTGCTTAAACCCGCCACTGGTGGGTGAACCCACCGGCGAGCCATTGGGCGACCCGGCGGCGGAGCGCACCGGCTTAACCAGGACGCGCTGATCAAGCGCTTGCAGGACGCCTCCGCTCATGATGCGCCCCCCGTCGTGAGCTGCTGCCAGACGTACCGCGCGGCGACGCGGATCCACCTCGAACCGTTTTTCCTGAACGCGACGTGCCCGCCGAGAAGGTCGAAGCTCATCAGCTGGCAGTCCTTGTAGGTCACGCCCTGGATTTTGATGTTGTGCGTGAAAGAATCAACACGCAAGGCTTCGGCCGCCGCGACCTCCGCGTGCAGCGCGGCGAACGTCTCGCCCTGAAGGTGGCCTTCGACGGTCAACCGCGCACCACGTCGGCTGCCGGTCACGACGAACGTCGTGCCTGAACCCGGGAAGCCCTCCTCGCGCAGCGAGGTCAGCGGCGCAACCGGGGGTCGGTGCCGCCAGTCGTCTCGATCGTTGACGGTGTTGCCGTCGATGGCGTAATGATCAGGCATGGCGGTAGTTGTCCGAGAAGTCGTCGAAGCGGGGATCACCAGCGGTGTACACGTCGCCGTGGATGTTGATGCCGCCGCGCCCACCAGAGGCGAGCGTTCCATCCGGGTTGGTCGGCGGGTTGACCAGGGCGTCGCGGATCTCGCGGAGCAAGGTCGTGTGTTCGCTGCCGGAGGTGGCGGGGAGGAGTGATTGACTCTCGTCGGCGGAGCGAAGTAAGAAGCGGGGCTCGTCGGCGGCGGAGCGTAAAAACTCGGCTTCAGAAGGGTCAACGGCGATGGGATGGGGACGCTTGCCTAGGTTGCCGTCGGAGTCCACGTTTTCTATTTGCTCTTCGGTGCGACCTTGAGCGTCGACAATGTCCGTGATCTCGCTAGGCGAGGTCAACGCGAGGTACGGGTTTTTGATCAGCCTGCCCGCGATGGTTGCGCTAGCTCCAAGAGCTGAAGAGATGTCATCAGGCACGCCGACGAGTTGCGACGCTCGATTGGTCGTCCTTGACAAAAACCGCCCGATGGCCCCAACTCCAGAGGCTCGGAGTTCTTCTTCTAAAAGCTTCGATGACAGCTCGCTGCGGATTGCCTCGATGTCTTGGCTCTCGGCAACCGACTTCCGAGCTTCAACTTGCTTGAGAGCAAAGTTCGCCGCCTGAATGGGGTCTTTGCCAAAGATTTCCTGAATCGCCTCGCCGGTCAGGTCACGCTCGGAATCACCGGCAGCGGAGACCGCTCCAACTTTCCCGAAGAACTCTCGACGACGCGTGGGGTCGCCGAACGCGACGGCGGTGGTGATGGCTTCCGACCCGACGAGGCGTTCGAGCTGCGCGTTGTCGAGTTCACCGCGCTCGATGGCTTGGCCGAGTGTTCCGGCGGCGGTCACCGCGTTGGTTGTATCGATCCTGACCCGCTTGATGATCTCGGCCTGCTCCTTGCTCACGTCGCCGAGGAGGGCCAGCATCAGCGTTTTGAATCCAGTCGCCTGCTCCTCGGGGCTCCGCGTGTCGAGGCCGGTCACGCCAGCGATCACGCCCGCCGCTTGGGCGTCGTTTAGGCCGCCCACTTTGGTCAGAGGCCCCAGCAGCTTGCCCAGCAGGTTGGTGAGGATCTCCGGGTCGCCGACGCCCGCCTGGACCGTCATCTCGCGCGTGATGTTCTGCGTGCGGGCGGCGTTGCGGTTGATCGCAAACAACGCCAGCTGCTGCCGCGCGATTGCAGTGAGCGACGCATCGGTGGTGCGTGCCGTTTCGGCGATCTCAAGGAAAAAATTCTGAATCTCGTCCTTGCCCGCGTTAGGGAGGAAGCTCTTAACCTCGGTGAGCGCCTTGGACACTTCCACGGGCGAACGGCCTGCGACCTCGGCGGCGCTGCCCACAAACTCCCGCTCCTGCTCGTCGAAGGTGTTGCCGAGAAATTGCAGATTGAGTTGAGCCTCGGCAAACTCCCGCGTCTGCTCGATCCGCCGATCCATCTCTTCGCCGAGGATTTGCAACGCCTTCACCGCGCCGCCCGCCCCGACGATGCTGCCGACGAATGTTTTCATCTGGCCGGTCAGTCCCCCAACCGCGCCGCCGTATTTTTGGCTCTTACCCGCCGCGCCGTCCTGTGCCGTGGCGTGGCGACGCACCGATTCGGTGACGCGGTCTTGGATGCGACGCTCCTCGGCGAGCTCACGGCTCAATCGGTCGATGCTGGCCTGACGTTTCTTCTCGGCGCGGATCGTCTGCTCTGTCGCCGCCGTGCCCTGGCTGACCTCTCGCTCGTAGCGGTCTTGGGCGCGGACGAGCGACTCAAGGCGCTGCTTGGTTTCAGAGAGCTTCTGGGCGCGGGTCTGCTCGGCGACCGCCGCCTTGCCCTGCTCGGCGGTCAGCCCGGCGACCGCTTGGGCCGCGCGTTGCTCGGCGTCGCGCTCGCTGCGCAGCGCAGCGGCCAGCTTGCTGATCGCCGCCGCCCGCTCGCTCGCCCGCTTCTTCGCCGCGTCGTCGAGGGGTTGACCCGCTTCGAGTTTCTCGGCATACGCCTGCTGCTCCCGGACCAGCTGCGTGAGCGCGGTCTCCTGCTCGCGGCTCTTCTTCGCCGCCAATGACGCCCGCTCCGAAGCCTCCTGGGTTTCCTCGGTGAGGTCTTGCGTCGAGGTGATCGCGGCTTCGACACCGCTGCCGTCGTAGCTCGTCGTGATTTCTTGTCGGATGGGTTCCAAAGGCAGCGACTCCTGATAACGGTTCCAAAGGCGGCGTTAAAACTTCCGGGACTTCCGGGACTTCCGGGGTCCGAAACTTCCGGGGGGGGTTAGGCGAAGGCGATGTCGGTGGCTTCGCCTCGGATGGAGTAGCTGCCCGGCTGGGTCAGGTTGGGGTTGCCGCCGCTGCCCATGAAGCTCGCATTGGTGAGCGTGACGACGACGGGGTTGCCGGTCATGGCGTCGACGCCGTTAACCGTGGCGGTGGGTGACTGCGTGCCCGAGAGGTTGAGGACTTGGATCGAGTTCGATTGGATCGTGAACTCGGCCGAAGGTCGGCTAGTCTGGATGGGTTCTTGTCGCGTGGGCGCGAGTTCGCCCTCGGGGATCACGTTGTAAAACTTCCCGTCGTTTTTGCTGAACTGGAACGAGGTCGTACCTTTGTAGACGTCGTTGCCGACGGTGAAGTCGGCGGGCTTCATGAACTGGATTTCTGCGATTTCGGCCATGAGAGGGTCTCCTAGGGTTGGGTGCGGTTGTATCTGGCAATGAAGTTTGCGCCGATGGTGGCGTAGCGATCGGAGGTGTGGCTGTCGAAGCCGCTGGCGACGATGCCGGGCTGGTCGTGGTCGTCTTGGACGAGGATGTCCATGTCCGTGAAGCCGTTGGTTTTGGCCAGCGCGTCGGCGAGGATCGCGTAGTAGACCGGCTCGAAGCGTTCGACCAGTCGGATGAGCTGCGTGGCCCCGGCGACGTCGTCGGTGGGGTCATCGACGGCGATGAGCTTGACGGTGACCGAGGCGGTGCGGCGGCTAAAGCCGTCTTGATCGACGCCGATATCGCCGCGAGGGAACACCGCGAGGCGGGCGCTCCCTTGGATGTCGGCGATGGACGCGTCTCCGACGTGGACCGCGTCGGGCTGAACGAGGGCCGCTTGGGCGGTGTCAGCAAAGGCTTGAAGGACTAGGGCGAGGGTGGTGCTGTTCATGCGAGCGCCTCCTGCAACTTGCCGGTAAGGATCTGCGAGGCGCGGTCGCCCATGGACAAGACGCCTTGGGCCAGCGCGTCGGTGCCGTGGATCACAACCTCGTCTTTGAGCACAAACATCAGCTTGCCCTTGAGGTCGCCTTTGACGCGGCCCGATTTTTTGCTGTCGCGCTTGAAGCGAGAGAGCGAGCCGTTGTCGGTTTTGTCATCGCGGACGAAGACCACGGTGTTGCCGGCTTTGCTGGTAAAAATCTGGATGCGATCTTTTCCAAACGTGTCGAAGAGTGCGCGGGGTGTGAAGCGTGCGATGCCCGAGGGAGTCAAGTTGTCGGCGACGGGGATCCACAGCTTCTTGGCGTTGCGTGGCCGGATGGTGGTGGTGTCGGGTCCGAGGATGGCGCGGGCGTAGGGCGCTGTGCGGGCGGTGGTGCCCACGGTGCCCGAGAGCGGCCCGGTGCGGTCGTGGGTGATGTCTTGGCGGAGCTGCCCGCTGCGGATGCCGACCTGCCCGCCGCCGGGGCTAACCCCGCCGGAGAACTTGTCGGTTTTGATGAGCGACTCGGCCTCGGCGAGGACTTGGTCCATGCCTTGGTCGAGGGCTTCGGCGACGCGCTGCTGGGCGTCGGCCCAGCCTTCGATCGCGCGGCGGCCGGCGTCGGAGATCCCAATCGAGATGACGGCGGCTGCCATGATGAGTCCTTGAGTGATGAGCTTCATAGCGACACCCTCCGCAGCGCCGAGCAGGCGGCTTCGAGGACAGGGGAGACGGCGGCTCGGTCGGGGGCGTGGCCCACGGTTTTTTTGCCCGCATCGAGCTTGTTAACGCCGGCGTCGCGTCGGGTGTTGTAGAGGCGGGTCGCCTCGATGATGACGGCGCGTTGCAGGTCCGCCGGCGACTGAAGGGCCGTGGCGGGCGGCGCGGCGTCGGCGGGGTCGATATAGCCGGCGGTGTAGACGACGAGGTTGGCCCGGGGGTACGGGACAAAGACCTCGCCCCGGAACAACTGGACGCCGCCGAAGTCGCGGCCGAAGCTGTAGTCCTCGTCCGCCACCAGTGAATTGAGCAGCGCGAAGCCGTCGCTGTTGGTGGTGTATCCCGCGAGCTTGAGGCTGGTGATCGATTCGATCGGGTAGCGATCGAGCTGGACCACGGGCGAGCCGTAGAGGTCGGGCCGTGGGTATTCGATGATGTTGACCGCACGCATAAGCGTGGGCAAACCCACCAGCCTCGCGGCGGCGGAGGTGGCGTCCACCAGCAGCTGCGTGAGCAGAGCGTCTTCGGCCGCGCCGGAAAATCCGAGCGCGGCTTTAAGGTCATCGAGTTTGGCTAGGGCGTTGGGCATGGTTTACTTGGCGGGAGGGTTTCGTGGCGGTGGTGGCGGTGGTGGCGTGTTCTTCTCGGGTGGGCGTGGGTTCTGCCCCTCCCAAAACTCATACTTCTTCAAGCGTTTGTTTATGGCGTTATCCAATCGCACCGGAGCCGTTACTTTTTTTTCTTCTTGGTGGTGGTGTCGGCGGGCTTGACGTCGGCGGTGCGGACCTCGCCGGGCTTTGGGTCGGCCTTGGAGAGTCCCGGGGGCACGTCGTGGACGTAGTAATTTTCCGGGGGCACGCCGCGCTCCTTGAGTTCTTCGGCGGTGGTCTCGATGATCATGCCTGGGGTCCAGCCCACGCCGTTGTTGTCGGTGGTGTGTTTGAGGATGGAGATTTTCATGGTTCTTTTTCCGGGTTGGTTTAGAGTTCTGACTTCCGAGGGTGGTTTTGATAAAAAGCCCCGCCGTGGATCGGGCACCGCCTGGGGCTGGTGGCGGCAGTATTGAGCGCCAATTTCAGACGCGGGTCGGCGAATGACTTCGACCACTTCCCAGGGCTCTCACGGCTTACCTGTTTGGTCATTCCCCCACGCGGGTGTAGTGACGAGGTTCGAGTCCCGAGGCCGCGAGCTCGGCAGCGGTAACGGTTTGCCGACCGGATTTGACCTCGATCGATTTGATCGTGGTGACGGTCATGTGTACGTCGATCGTGACACGTTCTTCGGAGGCGTCGTCGACGGCGGCTTCCAAAGTAGGCGTGTCGAGTTCGTCGGCGTCCTTGATGCCGAGGTCGGAGGCGCTGGCTAGGAGTTCTCCTCGCCGACGCTCCGCCGGGCTGTCGCTGGACGAGCCTCGTTTCTTGCGGCCATTGATGGCCGCTTGGATCTCCTTGTTAGACCACTGGGGATCGATCTCGATGCCGAGGCTGGAGGCGGTTTTAGTGAGTTGTTCTTTGTTGGGCATGGTTTTTCCTTAGTTCAGTGGGGTTTCAAGAGCCGCTCGAAACCCGCCCCGAGCGGGGGCGGGATGTCGCGGGGCTGTTGTTGGATGGCTTATGCGGCGGTCTGCATGGCCACGAGCGTCTCGGCGTTGGTCGCGTCGCCCGTAGCGTGGACGTCGATATCGAAGCGGCGCGTCGAGAGCATCGCCGTCTGGTCGTTGGCGAACTTGAAATGCTCGCTCGACTTGACCATGAGGCCGCGACGCGCACCGAACGCAGCGCCGCGTCGGAGGTTGCCAAACACAAGCGGCTTCTGGCTGGCGGCGGCGGTGCTCGGCAAGACCTGCGTGGCCTCAACGTCGAAGCCGAGGAACCGCATGACCGGGCCACGGCCGATGTCGGCGACGATGTTTCCGCCAGCGGCGAGCTGCAGCGGGGCCATCACCTGCCAGAAGAAGGCGTGGCTGCAATACCACTTGGGCATCCCCAGACCGCCGAAGGTTTTGGTCACGCACCGGCCGACGACTTCGGCGAAGTCTTGGAGGGTATAGCCGCCCCAAGCGCTGGTCCCCGCCGCGAGGATCGCCCCTGCGTTCAGGGCGTTCATGACGCCGGTGATACTGTTGTACGTCCCGGTGCCATCGCCGAGGAACCCCGCCTCGTCCACAGCCAGGGCGTGAGCCTCGGCCATGTCGGCGGCGACGAACTCGGCGAGTGCGACGATGGAGTCTTCTTCCGCTTCGCTGTTAATCTCGGTGTACGCCCCCCACTTGCGAGCGGTAAGTTCACGCGCTTCGATCGAGGGCTGCCCGGAGTTGGCTGCGCCGCCTTCGGACATCGGGGCGGCCGACACTCGACCGGTCTTCTTGCTGTAGGTGACGGTGACGGCGGTCATGGGGATGGTCAGCGCGTTGCGCTCGAAGACCCCGTGGTCTTCGAGGAGGTTCTCCATGACGGAGATCCACACCTGCGGAATGACGGCGGCGGCGGTGGTGGAAGTGAACACCTTGTTTTTGACCGCCGCGTCGTAGAGGTCTTTGTGCTCGCTCTTGAGGGCGTCCCGCGCCCATTCGGCGCTTTGGGTCTTGGCGATCACCAGCAGCCCAAACGCTCGGGCGTGGTCTTCGGTGGAAAACGCGCCGCGATACTGACCGCTGCCGTTAAACGCGAGCCGCTCGGACTTCTGGAGCCGGGTTTCGAGAGCCTTGATTTTGCCGGACTGTTCGGCAACGGTTTTTTCTTCGAGCTGTTTGATGGCGAGCCCCATCGCCTTGACGTCAGTCTCGCCGTCGACGTCTTGGGCGACGTGAGCCACCGCGTCGGAGAAGCTGCGGCCTTCGTCGGCGTGAGCGATGAGTTCGTCCATAAACTTTTGTCCGCGTTCAGAAATTGCTGGCATGGTCTGTTTCCTTGGTTCGATGTTGAAATTGGATGCGTAAATAAAACTTTCTCTTCCCCCGCCCCGCCCCCGGAATCCCGCCCCCGGAACCCGGCCAATCAGAGGCCGAGGTACTTCATTGCGGGGTGCCCCCCGGCATCCCCCGACTCGTCTTGAGCGCCGTCCAAACCGTCGCCGTCGTGTAAACCGCAGCCTTGCATCTGCCGGCAGGTGCTCATCACCAGCTCGTGCAACTTGCTACCGGGCTCGACGTCGAGGTCCGATGTAATCGTGTCAATCAGCTTCGCCATGCCAGTGAGCCGGGCATCGATATTTGCGAGGGCTTTGGCGATCGCGTCGGCCGAGGAGGACTGCCGCTCCGAGTCTCGTTGGGCCTCGATCGATGCCTGAACCACCGCCTCGGGGTTGGCCGGCACCGTCACGAACGACACCTCAACCAACTCAACGTCGGTGTAGACCCGCACCTTGAACGTCTTGTCGTCCTCGGTGCGCTCCTGCATCTCCCAAGCATGGGTGAGCCAGCCGACGCTAAACGCGAGCGACTGGCTCTGGGTCATGATCTGCCAGCAGGTATCCGCGAGCGGGTAGCCCTTGAAAATCTTGGCCTTGCCTACAAGGGCCATGCCCAGACCGGGCACCTCACGCACGCCCATCTCGATCCACTCTCCGATCTTGCCGGGCGTGCCGTCTTCGGCGTGGTAGACGTGGCCAGCGATCAGCGGCGCGTTTTTGTTAAACCGGCTGGGCAAGCGTTTCGTAAACGCGCCGGGCAGGACGCTCTCGCGGTAGCTGTCGAGGGCGGCGGTGCTGACCACGGCCTCAATCGTGCGCGCTTCGAGGTCGAGGCCGAGGATCCGCTGCTCCAAAAACGCGAAGGTCTTTGAGCGAGGCGCGGGGGCTTCGACGAGGCTGCCGTTGGGCATGATGTATTGGCGCTTGCTCATAAGGGGGGCGGCTCCTTGGGGGCGAGGCCCGCGACAAACCGCAGCACCGCGAGGTCGCGGACGCGGTCGCCTGGGTAACGGCTGATGGTTGTGCAGCCGCAGTTGATGTCGTGCTCGGCGAAGCCGGTGGCCCGAGGGTGCGGGCAGGTGATCGACGTGCCCGCGATCGTGAAGTCTTGATCGACCGGGACGGGGGTTTCAAGGGTGGCGGTTTCGGTGCGGCCGTGCGACTTGCGGCCGGTTTCTTTGCGGCTCCACAACCAACTCTTCATGGGGACGCCGGCTTGCTGCCGGCCTAGCTGTCGGCCCTGCTCGACCGCGACGCCCGATTCTTGGAATGCGACGGTTTTGGCCCGCCTACCTTCAATGTTAAATTGAGTGCGAACGATTTCGGCGAGCTCTCGCGTGGTCTTGCCAGCCGCCAAGCCCCGAGCCATCACCACGCGGAGGCGATCACGCTGATCGTTGGTGAGGCCCGCGATCGCAAACTTGCGGCTGGTCATCGCATCGGCCACGTCGGGGTCAGCCAGGTTAAACAGCGACGCCTTGGGCGACCCTTCGCCGGCGGCAGCCTCGGCCATCGACTGCTCGCCGCCGGCTTGAATCCCAGCCTTGAGGTACTTCCCGACGATCTTCCATCGGCCGTCCGTCGCAAGACGGAGATCGAAGAGCAGCTCGCCGAGCAGGTCGCGTTGTTGTCGGCTAAGACGGACGATTTCGCGCTGGGGCCGACCTTGGTCGTCCACGAAGTGGAGATTGACGGTTTTAATGCCGGCGACGCGATCGATCTCGGGGCGGCCGGGGTCGAGCCGTTTGACGTTAGCCAGGACTTCGACCCGGAGCTTCATCAGATGCGAGCTGTAGGGTCCGATGAATTGTCTTTCGACCGCCGCCGATTGCGCCCGCAGGATCTGCCACGTCGCGGCGAGTTGGGCTTCGGTCAACCCCCGGAACGCCGATCGCTCACTGGATTTTTTGCCTGCGCTTTCGCTTCCACTTCCGGGGTCGGGGGTGGGGTCGACGAGTTCCGGGGTGGGAAGGCTTCCGTCTGGATCGGTGCTTCCGGGGGAGGTATCGGTTTCGCGGGCATCGACCATGCCCACGGCAATGCGAGGCACGTCGCCGCTTGCGAGCTTCTCGAACGGCGCGGCGGTGGCGTCGAGGATTTGGTTGAGCGGTACGCCGATCGAGTTCCATGTGCGGGCCGCTTCGGCCTGGTCGAGGAACGATTGGATGGTGACGGCTTCGCCCGTGTCATCGAACCACGCCAAGGCAATTCTTTCTTGCGCGAGCGCCGCGTCACGTGATTGGGCGTAGGCTTTCGAGCGTCGCTGGCCGCCGGTCATCTGCCGCATCTTCCACTCGCCACGCATCCCGTGGCGGAGGGTAAGGCTGCGATCGCTGCGCAGGCGGTCTAGCACGGCACAGGTGTATTCTTCGGCCAAGCGGCGGGCGAGCGGGCGTACTACGTTTTCGTGGGCGTGGATCGAGGCAGCCTTGGCCTGGTCGTCGTTCATGCCCGCGCCGGATTGGGAAAAGAAAAGGATCGCTTTGAGGCCAAACGAAGCGCAGATGTCTTCGCGGCTAAACGCACGCCCCTTCATAAACTCCATCTCTGAAAAACTCGCCGACATGCTCTGCCAGGTCAGTCCGCCCTGGAGCAGCATGATCTTGCGGCGGTTGCGGCTGCCCGCGTGCTCGGCTTGGAGTTGGCTGCGGAGCGCCCGTTCCTGCGGCTCGGTCAGGTTCTGCTCGGTCGAAACCGCGCCCGCTGGCTGCACGTCGTTGTCGAGGCTCGATTCGTTGGCGACGTCGCTTTTGTAGTACTGGCGGATGGCCATCTCCGCCGCTCGGCAGGGGCTAACACCGCGCCAAGACTCACGAGGGTTGTGGTAGTCAGGCTGCACGACGGTATGGACTTCGTCGAGGTCGAGGCGGATTTTTGGGCCTGATCGCGGGGTGTAGTCCCAGCCCAGCAGTTCGCCGCCGCCGATGACGGGATCCATCAGCAGCGGGTTGATGACGCGGACCTGCAGGTCGTGGATAGTGGTGCCTTCAATCAAAAAATGGCACCGACCAAACAGCAGCGAGAACGCGACAGCGTCGGTCCAAAACTCGACGATGCCTTGCTTGTCGTTAGGCCGTTGAGCGAGCCGGGCGATGGGGCCTGTTTCGATGACCTGGTCGTCGGGGGTTGAGACGCGAAACGGCATCGAGCCGACCGCCTTGGCGATGTACTCCACGCAGGTGCGGACGGGAACGACTTCGTTGGATGGCTCGCTTGGGCCGCCACGACGGCCGGCGCTAACACCGTTAAGCCAGCGGCTAAACGGCACGGGGCCGCGCACCAGCGTCTGCGCCGCAGCGGCGAGTCGGTTAAAGATCTTCATGACGCCTCCCCGTAGGCGTAGCCGACCCGGGGAACGGGCAGCGACACGCGGTGACCGGAACGGATCGCCAGCGCCGCCGCGTAGGCGATGTCGCAGTGGCTCTCGGGTAGCAGCGGGTTTTGACTCTCGACGAGCTTGAGCGTCGACTTGCCATCGGCTCCGACGACACCCTCTTTGCTTGCGTCGCGCTGCACGGCGTAGACGTCGGTGGCGATGAACTTGTATTCGCCGAGACCCGGTAGGGTTTGGCTACGGTCGCGGAACGCCGTCGCCAAGCCGCTGCCCAAGTCGCTCTTGCGTTTGCCGCCGAAGTTGACGCCCTCCCAACGCTGGGTGTACCTGGCTTCGAGCGTTTCGTTCGAGTCCATGCCTAGGCCGGTCGAGTCGCCGCACCCAACGCTTGAGGCGTTAGCGTCCATCGCCGCACACACAACCGTTCGCTGGAGCGCAAAGGTCGTGTCACTCATGATCACGAGGCTGCGCAGGTGCCGCGTCTCGCCGCGTGACTGGTTGGTCCACAGCACCGAGAGGTCGCCGTGGCGAGCCACGTCCCAGCCGTGCTCGCACCGGCCGGATTCGGTTTTGGCGAATGAAAAGAACCCGGCGTCCCACCCGGCGTCGCCGTCGATGCGCAGGTAATCAAACGCCATCCCTTCGCCGGACCTCGCCGCCGCCTCAATCAGCGCCCACTTAATCAGCGCGTCGAGCGCGCCCATAAACTTGCACTCGTATTCTCGTTGCCAGCCCACCTCGTCGCCGTACAGCGCCTTGTAGGTTTCGATGTCGGTGGGGTCGCCGTTTTGGTCACGCAGCACAAACCCGTCCGCGATCGATTGGTAGATATCGCAGGTGTGGACCGAGTAGATTTCCGGCTGGCTGCAAAGCTCATAAAACTTGGTTTCTTTACCGCGCGGGGTGCTGATGGCGATCACACGGAAGCCGCGCGTCGCCAACGGAAACACCACCCGCCAGTGCTCGTATCCCCCCTTGGGGAACAATCCGAACTCGGTTAAAATCACGTTGCCGGTCAGGCCCGCAAGGGCGTCGGGATCGCGGCCGGGCAGCGAGACGACGCGACCGCCGTTGGGCAAGACAAGCTCGCGCGACTTGAAGACAAACATGTGCTGGAGTTTTTCGTCCCACTCCGCCCGCTCTTCGTGTTCGACTTCGCTGAACTTCCCGATCATCGACTGATATCGCCGCGCCCATTTTTTGCACTTGGCAAACGTGGCGTCGGCTTGCCGCTGCGTCAACGAAACGATAAACCAGTCCTGGCCGGTTTCCATTGCGCTAAGCACCGCCTTGGCCGCCGTCGTGAAGTCCTTGCCTTTTTGGCGATGCCAGTTAACCACCTGGACGCGCGAGTCGTCGTCGAAAAACCGCTTCTGCGCGGGGTCGAGAGTGATCTTAGAATCGTAAGCTTGTGCGACCATCAGGCAGCCACCCCCGTGAGGTCGTCGCGGATCTTCTGGAAGACCGACGGGTCGATGATTTGACCTCGTTCAGCGCGTTTCGACAGGTCGTCGATGCGCGTTTGAAGCGCCTTTACACGCTCATCAATGCGTAGCCGCTTCTGCTCGGTTTCGACCTGCATACGATAGACTTCCGCCGTCAGCTTCGCCGCGCGGTCGGACGCCTGCCGCGTGGCGAGCGCGAATTTTTCTTGTTCGAGCTTGGCCTTGTCAGCGGCGATGATGAGCGAGAGGATGTTCGAGGCGCGGCCGTTGTCGAGGTCGCCGGGGTTCGCGGCCATAACCTCCTGGGCAAAGAGCCACGTCGTGCGGTTTTTAATCAGGCGTTGCAAGTCGTCGGCGCTAAACGCCGGGTCGGCGGATAGTTCCGCGACGAGTCGTTTGTCGCCCCACTCAATCACGATTTTTTTGTACGTTTCGCGGAAGCGCTGCGCGAACCGATCGACGTTGCGATCGGGCATCTCGACGCCCCGCTCCTCGAGCCACGCGATGGTGTCCGATCGTTTGCTGCCGGGTTCGACGAGCCGGCGACCAAGCTCGTTGAGCAGCGGCCGCGCAAGCCTCATCAGCGAGGAGGTGTAGCCGTCGGCGGCAAGCCGTCCGATCGCCTGCGCGGCCATCGTCTCGGCGGGCGGCATCATCGTGTTGGAGGGCGTCGCGTGGCTCATGGATTGACGATCCTCCCGTCATCGATCATCGCGGTCGCTGGCTCGGCGCGGTTGATAAAGCCCACGCCCTTGGCGGAGACGCAGTAGGTGAGGTGGTCGAGGCCGTAGGGCTGGGCGTGGTCTTCGCGGTTGTCTTGCTCGTCGGCGTAGCCTAGCGAGACGAGGTCTTGCAGCAGGCCCATGGCTTCCGCGTCGTCGGCCATGCGGTAGTCGGGGCCGCACCAGGCGAGGGATTCGATCACGCCGCGCCCGGTGATCCAGCCGCCGTGCTGATTCGCGCGGGCGGCGTGGATCGCCACGAGCATCTTGGCGCGGACGCGGGCGTGGCGTTTGAGTTGTGTGTGCTGGTCGCGGCTCACGCGGCACCTCGTTGTTCGACTGCGGCGAGGCGGGTACCGTGTTTTTGGATCTGATCGGCGAGGCGTTGGAGCTCGATCCGGGTGGCCATTTCGCGCTTGATCGATTCGACGACCTGTAAAGTTTTGAGTTCGAGTTTGTGGTCGCGGTCGAGGTTTTCGCGGAAGCTGTCGTCGCCGCGTTCGAGGCGTTTGTGGATGGTGGCGATGCTAACGCCAAGCTGGTCAAACTTTTCTTTGATGAGTTGGCTGGCGTACTCGCGTGCGTCGTTTTTAAGGCCGGTCATCTCTTGGAGTTGAGCCTTGAGCCAAAACATCCCGAGTGTCACGGCGAGCGACACCACCATATTGATCGCAAAAAACGCGATGCTCAATGATTCGCTAACGGCAAGGGTGCTCATGGCGTTCATAGGGTCTTCCGGGTGGGACGTGCAGCGAATCGCGGTGGATTCCGGGGGGAGAAACCGGCGGCTGGCCTTTCGGTCAGACGCCGGCGATCGGGGGTTGGCTAGGCGGCGGTGAGTTCTTGGCCGTCCTCGACGAAGACGGGCAGGGGTTTGATCTTGGCCGGCAGGAGTTTGGCTCGCACGTCTTCGACGAGCTTTTGGGCGTCGGTACTCATGCGGCTGCGGAGTTCGTTGCCGCCGATCTCAAAGTCAATGATGTCGTCGGTTTTGGTCTTTTCGATGGAGGTAATTACGTTGTGGGCGGCGCGTTTAAGTCGGCGGCGGCGGGCCTCGGAGACGCCGGCGATGAGTGTGCCAGCGAGGCCGATGTAGGTGCCCCACGGCGGCGGCAGGGCCGGGGCGATGGCCGCCAATGCCTCGCCGATCAGGTCGGCGGGTTCGGTCACGTCGGCGATCTTGGCGAGGTAGCCGTCGGCGATGGCGTCGTAGGCAGATTTTTCTTTCCGAGCGGTTTTGAGTGCGGCGATGAGCGGCGCGTTTCCGGGGGCGTCGGCGAGCTCCGCTTGGATGTCGGCGATGACGGGGTCGAGGTCGTCCGAAACGGCGCGGGCCTCGATGGCGGCGGTCTTGAGAGCGGCGAGGTCTTGCGTCGCACAGCCCGCGCTAGCGGTGAGCAGGACGGCGATAAACGCGGCGGCGGCGGTGAGTGAGACGCGGGATCGTTTCATGATTTTTCCTTCGGCTTCGCGGTGGATTCGGGGGTGGGATCGCCCTGGCTTCCGGAGCTTCCGGGGGCGGGGGCGGGGTAGAGGTAGTGGGTGGGGGCGCTGGTGAGGAGGTCGTCGTCGGTGGCGTGGGGCCGGCGGGGATCGACTTCGATCAGATCGACGACGCAGCGGGGGTGCGCGACGCGGTGGACTTCGACTTCGGCGTGGCCGAGGAGAGTTTTGCCGTCTTCGCTGGTGATGGGAACGGCCAGCAAGTCGCCGGGTTGCAAGACGGCGCAGCGGCGGCGGAGCTTTTTGCCCAGTGGCACAAACGTGGCGGACCGCGCGACGATGGGGGCGATGGGGTTTGAAGCGACCTGGACGACCTCGCCTTCGTTTTCTTTTTGACCCGGTTTTACTAGCACACAAAACGCGCCCAGCGTGACGACCGCGTGGTCGCCGCCTCGGGCGTTTTTCGTTGTTTTGGTGGTGTTTTTGTTCACGTCCGTGTTTTGTTTCTCGCCGCTTCCGTGCGGCGTGTGGGGGAAATTATTGGGGTGTTGAGTTTCCGGGGGCGGGGGTTGCGGCGATGAGGTCGGTGACGAGCGATTGGATCGTCTCGGCGTCTTCGTAGTCGGGGTCGGGGTCGTTGAGTCCAACCTCAAACTCGTCTTCGAGTTCCAAAATCAGTTCGATCACGTCGAGGCCGTCACCGCCGAGGTCGCTGATCAGGTGCGACTCGGGCCGGACCTGGTCGAGTTCGACGCCGAAGTGTTCGGCGGCGATTTCGCGGACGCGGAGGGTGAGGGCTTCACGATCCACAGGCGGCCTCCTCTCGCGGGCGGAGGGCGGCGGCTTGCCGCACGAAACGACGCCGATGACCACACCAAGCGAGTTCATTTTTGACGCGGACCACGGCGTCTTGGATTTTTTGCCGGCCAACCGTTGGCGCGACGCGGGACAAGCCGACGGCGGACGGGGCATCAACGACCAGCCCCTTGCCGTCTCGGCGGAGTTTGACGTGGATGACAACGGACTCGCCGCCGAGCTCGGCGTCGAGGCGGATTTCTTCGCCGGTTTTGAGCTTGATGGATAACACAGCGTGCCCAAAAGGCAGGCGCAGGGATCGCTCGACACAGCCCGTCACGCGATCCGTGCGCCCGAAGGTTCACGGTTGTGTTTTGAGTAGGGGGTGGTCGGCCGTTGGGCGGACCTGACATGCGAGGCATCACTCTCGCGGAGGCAGATTACCTCAAGGGCGCAGTAAGCGCCAGCGTTATTTCCGTGATTGCCCCCGGATTTGGACGAATCCCCTACAAAAACAAGGCGAAAAAAACTTTATCTATTTTTTGGGTGGGGGTTTTTTGCCGCGTTTTTTTTGATTTGAGTCTTGATGCTAGTTTTATGTTAGGTATAATCCAGCCCGGGAGAAAACGATGATGATTCCGGTTGGCTCGGGCGGATTATACCAATCCCGAATAATCCTCACGCGCGTACGACGCTTGTTCGGTTGCGCTTTTGGCGAGTTCGTGAGAGACTTGCGGTTTTCATCAGGAGACGCCCATGGAAATCGCTTTACGTCAGCCCGAGGACGCCGACGAACTGGCTCAACTGATCCGCCAGGCGGCCAATGCCAAGCAACGCGATCGGCTGCGGGCGATGCAGTTGGCGCTCGCGGGCAAGCCGACGTTGGAGGTGGCGGCGATGCTCGGGCGGTCACGCAGCTTTGTGCAGCGTTGGTGCTACGCCTACCGCAACCACGGGTTGACGGCGGTTGCCCCGAAGCGTCAGCCGGGTCGGCCCACCAAGTTGGCTCCGCAGCAACACGCAGCGTTCAAGCAGCGGGTGCTCGACGGGCCGCGTGAAAGCGACGGCGTGTGCACGCTGCGCGGCCGAGACTTTCAACGCATCCTCGAACAAGAGTTCGGCGTCGAGTACCAACTCTCGGGCGTGTACGACCTGCTACACCGGCTGAACCTTTCGGTGTTGGTGCCGCGTCCACAACACCGAAAGTCTAACCCCGAAGCGCAGCAGCAATGGGTCGAGGACGCCCCTTTTTTGTCGAGAAAACAAGGCAAAAACACCCCGACCAAAAAATCGCGGTCTGGTTTCAAGACGAAGCAAGGATCGGCCAGCAAGGCACGATGACGCGCGTGTGGGCCGAGCGTGGCGGCTCGCCTCGCGTCGTGCGGCAGACCGAGTACCAGTGGGGTTACGTTTTCGGAGCAGTGAATCCGTTGACCGGCCAATCGTCGGCGCTCATCGCGCCGACCGTCGGCACCGACTTGATGAGCACGCACCTGCGGATGATCGCCGAGGAAGCGGGGCAAGATACGCACGTGGTCTTGGTGTTGGACGGCGCGGGTTGGCACAAAGCCAAGGCGTTGGTGGTGCCGATGAATATGACGTTATTTTTTTTGCCGCCGTATGCGCCGGAGCTGATGCCGATGGAGCGGGTGTGGGCGTGGATGCGGCAGCACGACCTAAGCAACCGGGTGTACATGGACGAAGCCGACATCGACCGAGCGTGTCGGGCGAGTTGGAACAACCTCACCCCCGAGCGTTTAAAAACCATCACCGCCACCGAATGGATCACGCGTGAGGTTTAAGCGGGATTGGTAT